CATTTGCCGCTCTATCAATATAATAATTTTGAGAGTCTCCCTCGTAAGCAAAAAGTTCAACAAGAGTAATTCCAAAATCTGAAGCGTCAGTAGAGGTCCATTCGGGCAAAAGGGCAGGAATAAGAGCAATCATGTCGTCACGAATAGACGCATAATCTCGTGAGGTGTAATCCACCTGCGGGATGTAGTTTGATGCCATTAGTACTCCTGAATAATGTCGCCAGAACGATTAAGAGTTCCCGTTTTTAAGGATACCTGTCCTTTATCCTTATTGGGAAGGGTGTAGCTAATTGTAAGGCTTAGAGTACCCTCTTGCTCGTCCATAGTGGCAGAGACATTGTTTAAAACTAGGGCAGGAAGAAAATTAGTGAACACTTCAGCAACACTTTCGTTAGCAATCCTTGTGGCGTCTGATTCTGCTTGAAAAAGCGAGCTCTTTATTCTTCCCCCATATTGCGGGCGAAATACACGCTCACCAATCTCTGTCATAACAGCAGAAATAACACGACTTTGCCAAATAACTCTTTGGTCATTAGACGATAAAATTGAACCTGAACTGTCTACAGAAAATGGCAAAACAATCGCACGTTCCATTAGTACACTCCCATCCATACTGGAAAATTAGGGTCTCCGCCTTCAAACATTACCCATACTCCCTGATTTATATTTGGAACACCTCTGTGATAAGTATGTTCTGCTGCAGTTAACCCCAACTCAGAACCATCTGTTTCAAGTGGGTCCGTACTTGTTTTATGTGGGTGTTTTAAAGACCCAGAATTACCAGAATGATGGGCGTTAAGGGTAACAGTATGGGTGTGAGAACTTGACCCCATACCTCCGTCATTTACAGAACTTGTTGTAATAACATCAGTATGATTAATAAGAAGAGCAGCTACTTGAGCCGCAGTATGCGCAATGTGGTCAGGATGATTTGCGTTATCAGTTACGGGAAGACATGGATATGCCCAATTTGTAATGTTTGTATGCAAAACTTGAGGAACTTTTAATTTTATTCGGTTAAGATTATCAGGGTCTTCGTTATCTACGCATACCCCTCTATATATTCCAAAGTATGTACTTGTTGCCATAGTTATCCCAGCCTTTTTGCTAATACTTGCGCAGGCATTTTCTTTTCAATAGTATTAGGCGCTTTTAAATTTCCACCAGACCCATGCCATTGATAAGATGGTGCAGTTGGGGTTGTTAATTTAGAAATATTTTTTGCTTTTGATAATGGGGTTTTTAAAGATTCTTTTGAAGAAGTACCAACTTTTTTTAAAGAAGTTTTTGGAATTATGGTTTTTTGACGTATACCTGGCTTAATAACCCTTTTAACACTTTGACTAGGAGAAGATATTTTTTGATTATCTGTCCACTGACCAGATAGCCCTAAAGAGTCTGCCCCAACAGTAATAGTTGTTGAATATTCAGCGTTTCCTATGATTTCATGCGAAACAGATAAAACAGTCCAATACCCAGAATAAAGGCCACCAATTCCATCTAAAAACACAGGAGCATCAGGAAGAATAGTTGGGTTTCCTTGAATAACAGCTTCTCCTCTATACGCGTATCTGTTTCGTTCATCAGCGGAAGTTGATTCATGTTTAGCTATTGAATAAGTTGGAGCCACAACATCTGTGTGATAAGAGTCAAAAACTGGTGAAACGGACTTAACTCTTGTTTTAGTTACAGGTTTAAGGTTAGTATGAGAGTGGTCAACCGCAGAAGACCTATCAACTCCACTTATAGCAACAGTAGTTTTTTTAGCATCTTCATATGGAAGAGTTTCTCCTATTAAAGGTTTAAAAGAATAAATGCCCGTGGCTGTTTTATCTAAACCACTCATTAAAAAGTAAGAAGCTTCCTGTCGCATATCAGTAAACTCTTGTGTAAGAGGTTGAAAATAAAGCGTGGTGTTGTCTGCTTTTAGTGAATACCCGCTTTGTTTAGCAAGTCTTGTCATTAGTTCCCAATCAGTCATGCCAGCTTGAGATATTTGTTCATATACACGTGGATGAGGAATTGTTACATAAGAAAAATTATTGGTATCAGCAATTTCTGCAATTACTTGGTCAGCTGTTGCATTAGTCCATACTTTTTGAGATTCTTGTTTAAATATATAAGAAGCTCCAATAATTACAATATCTACGTAATGTTTTTCTGGTGAAATATCAGGAATAATATGATGAACATAACCATTAATTGTTCGAGTTGTTCCAATTCCATTAATGGTTAAAGTTATAGGGGTTGAAGCAGATATTGAGTCATAAGGTATTTCCCAATCAATAATACGCGCTGTTAACGTTTCGTGCTCATATCGCGCATGATTTGAATGAATACTATATACCCTGGTTATAGGTAATTGAAGTGTGGGAAATTCTATGTTTATAAAACTAAACACGAGGAATCCTTAAAATTGTTCCAGCAGGTATGTTTAAAAAATCAACTATTTGAGGATTATACTCAGGAATAATCCACCAAAATTCTGGTCGTTGATAATACAAGTTTGCAATTTGGTCTAAACGTTCCCCTTCTGCGTACATATGTTCCCACCAACTAAGGGTGGATTGATTATCAAATTCGTAAAACACAATAGGAAAAGAATCTCCTTCAGGAGTAAAAGAAATATAATCAATTAATTGGTTATAATAACGAGAGTTTTGATATATCATTTTGTTCCCGTAGTTGATGAAGAACCATTATTCATTGTTGGTTGAATATTTGCTTTTAAGTTTACTGTAATGTTTACATCAGTGCGAATTGGAACCATTGATTTTGTAAATGCTAAATGTGATACAGATACATTAGAAATTACTCCTACAAATTTTTGTTGTCCTAAATCAATACGAATTAACGAGGGCATAAGGTACCCAATGTTAGAAGTATTTCTTCCCGCCACACCTGTCCAGCCATCACCATTAATAACTTTATACAAGTATTCTAAATCGGCTTCAGTTCCATACAATAAAAGCTCTTTAATTTTTAAATTAATATCTGCAGATGTTGGGGAAGCATTGCCTACAGAATTTCCTATTGAATAAAAAGAAGATAAAGTAGAAACATAATTGTCTACTTCGTCGTAAATTCTATCGGAACCAGGAGAATATATTTTATCAAATTGGCTTTTAGCAGCAGCAAAATCATTAGTTCTATCAAGACGTAAAGTAAATGAAATTTCAGAATTTGCAGCAGCAAATCCAGTCAATGGTAATGTTGGGTCAGAAGCGCTTGGTGTAATTGACATATTTACACCAGTAGTTTGTGAATATGTTTCTGGATTCCAAACAAATTGAAAACCAAATTTAGAACTAATACTTGGAGGAGTAGATTTTGCTGAAGGGGTATAAATGCCAGTTGTAGCACTAGCCATAGCCGTTGGTCCCACATACCCTTGATAAAACCAAATTCTTCCACGACGAGTAGAGTGTATATCTCCAAAAGAATTAGGACTTAATTCTGGATTAACAATTTCTGGGTCTGTTGGAAGACTCCATTTATGGGGAGGTAAATTCCATTTATAAGTGCTATCTGGGACAGATGGAGGATTATTATAAGTTTGTTTTTGTGAAGAACCTTTTAAAACGGCTGCTGCCTTATCAAAAGCCGCTTTATAATTAAAATTTTTTGGAAGGTTTTCAATATTTCTTTCGTGAAATTTTGCGTCTAATTCTTTTCTTTGTTGCACACTAGATTTAGTAGAGTTTTGAGCAAATCTTGCTAAACCAGTTAATCCATGACCAACGCTTTTTTCTACTGAACCAAGTACATTAAGAATGTCAATTCCAGCATTTTTAATATGAGAGTTATTTGGTGACGTTTTAAGTGTAGGTATAACAGGATTATTAGGGCTTACAGCTCCAGCACTAGAGCCTGGTTTTTTAGTTTGTTTAGCGGTCATTAGCTTTTAGCCACCTTTGCATGAATATTAAGGGACGTTATTTGCTGTTTAATAAGCTTAGCCAATTTTTGTTCATCAAATTGTTGACCTTGTGGCACGTTTATTGGAATTGTTACAGAACCATAATTAATTGTGGTTCCAGACATTCCTGTAGAGACTTCTAGTGTACCAGTTTTTGAGTTTATATAAAAGTATTTTTGGGCCATATTTGCACTAGAGTATGCGTTTACTCCATTAGATGCACCCTGCCCAATACCAGAGCCTCCAGTAGCCCCTCCTGACATGGCGGCATTTGGAGAGTAGCCCATAAGCTCGTTCATGTTAATACCAGAATTTCCACTGCTGCCTGTAAGACTTCCAACCATATGTGAAAGTATTCCGTTTAAATTTCCAGCCATAGAAGTTACGCTTTGTTTAGGATTATTTAAAAGATTTCCATTAATAGCGGTACCAGTAGCGCCATTAACTACTCTACGAGCTGCAGATACTGTGTTTAAATCAACACTTGTTACTTCTATTGATGCACCAGTATGAGGAGCTTGAAGCATGCGGTTTCCACCAACATAAATTGCTACATGGTCTGGCGCAATTGCATTACCAAAAAATAAAAGGTCACCAGGTTGAGCTTTAGAAGGTTCTACAGATTTACCGCAATTAATCTGCGCATAAGTTGTCCTAGGCAACATTACTCCTACACGAGCATATACATATTGAACAAAAGAAGAACAGTCAAAACCTACAGTATTTGCTCCTTGACTAGACCCTGTTGTTGGCCCATTAATATTTCCTCCACCCCACGAATAAGGTGTTCCTATCAACGAAGCGCCAGTATTTATAATAGAATTAACAGCAGCTGTAGATTGAATTCCTGAAGTTTGAGGAGATACTGTTGCTCCCTGACCCATTCCACTTCCACCTGTTGAGCCTAAACCTAAACCAGCGGCAATAGCACTTCCAAAAGCGTACCCTGGAAGCGCTCCTATACCTTCGCCTAAAAGTCCTCCTACAAGAGCTGAACCACCTTTAATAAGCCCCCCCAATAGACTTGCACTCATCCCAGTAATTCCTCTACCTGTAGAGCTTCCAAGAAAAGTTTCTCCTTTAGCAAGTTGCTTAAGAGCGGCAGCGGCTGCAGCATTACTAGATACA